CAATCATAGTCATAGTAAATTCAATATCAACGATGAATGTCGTCTTATCTCAGGTCCTTCAAATGGAGTATCTCCTAATATCATTATAAAAATATCTGAAACATCTGTAAAGAGAGATACGGAAAACGATTTGTGTGTATTGACAATATCTAATATTAATCCAGGAACTAATCTCTATAATTTTATTCCAGATAAAGTTAATAACGCTGCCAAACAGTGTGGTATGTATTTGAAAAGAGAGGAGAATGGCACTATAAATGTTATTGATGTTTATAACACTATGAATATTACCTATGATGGTGGGGATTTCAAAACTAGTGCTTATAAAGGGATAGTAGAAATACCCACTAGAAAGGGTGATTGTGGATCACCATTAATTCTTAATACACCCATGGGTTACATATTAGCCGCTATACATGTAGGTGGACAGGATAATAATGTGGCAGCAACCAAGATAAGTAAAAAATTGTTAGACCCTTTAATTGGGAATGAAGCTGTTACATCAGCAGCTGCTCCTATGTTAAAATCTCAATCATCTAGTATGACACTTGGGCCTCTACATAAGAAAAGTGTGTTTAATTATATAGAAAATGGCTCATGTAGAGTTTATGGTTCTTTTATTGGTTTTAGGAGAAAGCCTAAATCCACAGTAGAACCAACACCAATAAGCGACTATCTATGTAAATCTGGTTATACACTTAAGTATACTCAACCATTAATGTCTGGATATGTTCCATTTAGACGAGCAGCTCTGGATATGGTTAACCCTGTTGTTGATATTGATTATGATATTTTAATGCAGTGCAAAAAAGCTTTCTTAAAGGATATATTGACCAATATACCTATTAGCACTATCCATAAATTGGTAGAGCCATATAATTTGAATACTGCTATTAATGGCGCTATTGGGGTAGCATATGTAGATAGAATAAAGATTAAGACATCAGCTGGAAATCCCTGGAAATGTAAGAAAAGTAAATTTATGAATTTGGTGGATCAAGAAAAATGCATCTATGAGGTCACAGATGAGATTAAAGATAGAATCATTAAAATCATAAATAGTTACAAAGCGGATATGAGAGCTAGTCCTGTATTTTGTGCTCACTTGAAGGATGAACCGGTTACTTTTGAAAAAGCCAAAATTGGTAAAACAAGAGTTTTTACAGGTGCACCTATGGATTGGACAATTGTAAATAGAATGTATTATCTAAGCTTAATTAGATTGATCCAGAATAATAAATTTATTTTTGAAACAGGTGTTGGAACCGTAGCTCAATCAGCAGAATGGGCAGAGATACTCAAATTTCTGTTAAAAAGCGATAATATTTCACAAAATTTACAATCAAATCATTTTTATAATAGATTTATTGCAGGTGATTACAAGGCATTTGATAAGAGAATGCCTCCATCATTTATCTTAGCTGCTTTTGATATATTAATTGAAATAGCTCAATTAAGTGGTAATTATACACAAGATGATA